GGAAAGCAGCTTTAAGATGTATATAAAAATCTCTACCTAAAGGCTCTATAATATGAGCTATCTCTGATATTTTTCTAATCTCCTCAGATATTAAACCAGGATCAGTATTTTTATTTGTGAATACTGCATCTATTACCTCTTGCCCAGTCATAAAAGGATTATCATTCATAAAATTTTCTACTACTGCCATATTATTTAGGTGTTGATTTAGTTAATAAAATATCTCCTCCCTCATCTAAAGGGTCAAATCCTAACATAACTCTTTGCTCATTAAGAGTTAAAATACTGGAAGCTTCTATATCAGCTAAGTAACTAATAGGAGGCTCATATACGATCTCAAGATCATCAGCTGAGAAAGGTAAAAATTTTTCTATTACCTCTCTAATTTTTCTTAGTATTAAATTTTCTACATCTTTAATTATAGTTCCCATAACCATCTCCCAAGCTACTCTAATTTCAGTTCCTGAGCTATTTAATTTACCAGAGCTAATTATACCACTCATAGCTGGTTGCCAACGGTGAGCTGTAATTATATTCTGAGAGGTTAATCTTTGCAAATCCATAAAAGAACCATCAGCTGTATCCTTTAACATAGTAATATTAGCTGGTTTAGTATCTCCATTTTTAACCAAAAATAATATCTTTGAATTATTACCCTCTCCGGTCCATTTCTTTTGAGCTTCTTTAACTAACTCCTCAGCCTCCTCTTGCCCCATATCCCCATTTATCTCTACTATTGCACTTGGCATAAAATTCTGTTCAAATTTAGTATTGTTATAGCTTTGGATTAGGTGGTCAATATTTAACCATTTCAACGAGGATATAAAATCCGGTAGCCCATAATAAGAGAAAGTAGGCTCATAATCTTTAAACTGAATAACCGATCTCTTTTGGCTAAAATTAGGATACATATCTATAATAACAGTTTCCTTTTTTTGTGAATTATAATTAGCCCAATCTGGGTGAACATAAACCTGTTTTTTGTCCTTAGATATTCTGCAAAAAGTTGCATCTATATGATACATATTTACACCTCCATCATACTGAACTAACTCTAAGTAGGCATTACCAAAAGTATAATAATCAGCCATGATTTTAGCATAAACATCTCTTAAACTTTCATTAGGATTTACTCTATCTACATACCTCATTCTCAGCCTGGAACTCTTTACCTACTGAAAGGATTTTCTTTTGCCCTAAGATTGCTCTATGAGTAGGAGATTTACGAGTTACCTCAGCTAAATAATCAGGGAATAAATTATTAGCTCCAAATGGAATATAAGGAGTATTTATACCTTGTGAATTAGTAACCTCCTCAATAGATTGAGGTACGGTAAGATTTATAACATCGAACTTAGTAAAACCTAATTTTTCTCCAGCTTTATTTAGTTTAGTTTTCGTTGTTGTTTTCTTTGCTTTCGCCATTCTTTTTAGATTTTTTAGGTTTACTATCCTCAGTGACAAATTGACAACCTTTATTAAATAAGGTTTTAAGTGTTTTTTGATCTATTGTGTTAGGATCATACTTTCTTGGAGGTGTACCCCATCTAAAAGATTTAGAGTTAGCTATTGCTTTTATTAATTTATAAGCCATGATTTAATTTTTTTTTATATTACAAATATAAGTTATATTCTAAACAAAAAAAGGTGGCAATCCTAAAACTGCCACCAATTTATTGTTAATAAAACTCCTACTAATTTTAACTTAATCTATCCTATTAAACTGGGATAGTATTAGTAGCTCCAGAGTATTCTCTTGGATACTCTCCTTGCTGACATGTTAAAGTAATAGCTGTTCCGTTTGCAGTTTGTAAACCAGTTCCAGTACCTTGCTCTCCAGTAGTAAACTCCATGTAAGCTGTCTCCTCAAAAATCTCGTCCCAACCTAATACGAATTTATAAGTAACCGCCGGATCAGCACAATCATCTGCATAAGTTTCAATAATTGCAGTTATACCACAACTTGTAGCTAACATCATTAAATCCTCATTTACTACTCCAGTAATTTTAGGTATATAAAACTCTAAAGAAACGTCCATTAAAGTAGAACCATTCTCACGAGTAGCTGAACTTGTAAATCCAGCTGTCCCTCTATCAAATTCCCAAACATAAAACTTATCAGCTACATTTACCATAGTAACCGCCGTATAATCATGAGCAGCTCCAACCGAAAATGAACTAATATCATCAGTGTTCGTTAACCATATTTTCTTGATACCACCTCTACGATTTCTATCGCAACAGATAACATCATGCCCTCTTGTAATTCCTGCCATTTTTTCTAATTTTTAAAGGTTAATATTATTGTCCAACTTGAACTAAACTGTCATGTAAGAATTGGAAGCCTAATTTAAAATAAGCTCTAACATATACCTTTTCAGTTAAATCATCGTAAAACATTTTCATTTCTCCCTGAGGATCGTTAGTATCAGTTCCTACTACTAAATTATCTTTTGCAGTATAACAAGCTCTAACATCATTAGCTGCTCCTACTTGAGTAGCTGCCGTTGTCCAAGAATACATTGGAGTTACTTCTACTCCTCTAAAGTAAACTACTGGCTTACCATCAACTAATTGAGAGTATCCCTCAGCATTACCTAAATTCTCTAAAGATGTTAAGTAATCATCATATATTAATCGAGATACATAAAATCCTTTATCTCTATTATCAACAGCTTGTAGAGCAGCTGGAGCCGAAGCCCACATATCTCTCAAAGCTGTTAATCCGTTTCCAGTTGCAAAAGCTCCAGAATTTGGAATAGCTACCGAAGCAGCTGCTACTACTGCATCTGCATTTAATAACTTCCACCAGCCATCTGTTGGGTTATAACAAGAAGCATTAGCTCCAGCCTCAGCCGTATCTCCCCACCAAGCTAATTTAGTAATATCATTACCAATTGATTGTCTTACATTAGCTAAGATAGTATCCATAAGAGCCGTACCTGATAGATCAAATACATTAACTCCATTTTTAAAACTCTCCTCGATATAAGTTCCAAAGAAAGCATCTTGACACTCAGAAACAGCTACTCTTAATCTACCAGCTTCTATTACTTTGTCATTTACATTGAACTCTCCACTTTCAGCTCCACCACAACCTGTATATTTTGCTACTATACAAGATAAAGCATCAGCCGTATATAAGTTCATTTTGTGTTTTACATTCGGTATTACTCTAAATTGAAAGATATCACTATCTCTAAAGATCGGTTCTAAGAATAACTCAGAAAATTGCGCCCCCGAATAAGCTGCTCCGATATTACTTTGTGCTACATTTGCCATTTTTTTCTATTTTTATTAGTTAATTAATTAAGCTCTTTTTTTAATACTATCAGCCATTGCATTAAAAAAAGCTAAGTTTCCATCAGTTGCTTTATTCTCTACTATTGCTGGGTCGTTCCCTTTTGATAACTCAGTACCAGAAGCTTTAAGTTTGGAGATTTCAGAATTTAAGTTCTCGATCTCAGCAGTTGCAGTTTCTAACTCTCCTACTTTGTTCGCGATCTCATTATTTGCCTGGTTCATCTCCTCCTCCTTAGTTCCTAATTGCTCCTCAATTCTATGAACAGCCGTTTCTAAGTTCTCTACTCTATCTTTCATCTCCTCATAAGTTTTAGCCCAATCCGTCTCCTCAGCCTCACTCTCCTCTCCCTCGTGTCCAGGTTCGTGGTCAGCTTTAATATCAGAACTTACTAAAGATTTGATTTTTTCTAAAAGAGATTTCTCTTTTAATTCAGTTTCTTTTTTTGCCATGTTTTCAGTTTTTATTAAATTACTATTATTGATTATTTGATTTACTTTATCCTCAGTTATATTATTAAATTTACTGAGATCATAACTGTTTTCAATTTTAACAGCTTTTGTTATCTCGTTAGCAAATCCACTATCAATAGTTTCATTTGCATTAAACCAAGTTTCTACATTCATTAAGCCAACTAAAGTATCTATATCTTGAGATGATTTACTTGCATAAATATTAGCTATCTCATCTCTGATCTTATCTAAAATATCAGCTGTCTTTCTTAACTCAGAAGCATCTCCTCCAGCCATAGTAAAAGGATTGTGTATCATAAATAGAGAATTTTCAGCCATCTCTATAGTATCTCCAGCCATTGCAATAACCGAAGCTATTGAAGCAGCTATCCCCTCTACTTTAGTAGTTACTTTGTTTTTATGATTTTTTAAGGCATTATAGATAGCCATTCCATCAAAGACAGAGCCACCTAAAGAATTGATATGTATATTTAGATTTTTATCCTTTAAATCTTTTAACTCCTCAATAAAGGATTGAGCATTAACATCATAACCTCCTACCTCACTATAAATAAAAATATCAGCTGTATCTTTAGCCGTATTCTTTATATTATACCAATTTTGCATAGATTTACTTTTATCAACTGCAAAAATAAATAAGCTTAAAAGCTATATTACGAAATTTAAGGAATTTAATTTATCTTAGATAACCATTGGTTATAAACCTCAGTTACTATCCTGGCTACCATTACCGGAGGTACACTCATTCCCATTACATACTTAGGAACATTCTTTAAGAAATTATAATCTTTTGGAAAGCTACTTGCTTTTAATAATTCACTATGATTTAATCTCCTATATATTTCAGGGTGGAAATCTCCTGAGGTTCCGGCTATTATAGTAGAGGCTACCATATCCCAATCTAACCTCCTCTCTTGGAAATAGTGTCCTTTAGGGTGAGCTTCTCTTAAAAATCTACCAGGTTTAACTTGATTATATAGGCTATAAGTTTCAGGTTTAGATACTTGTTCTGCATTATCATCAAGATCAGCTATCTCTTTAAAGAAAATAG